AGTTAACCAGTTGCGGCTTGTTGATATTACGATACGGCTTCCCGTAGAGTGCAAAAACGATTGCCTCGATGAACGTTGATTTACCAGACCCGTTTTCACCTAAGATGAGTGTGGATTTAGAGCGGTCGAGTTGGATTTCCGTCCACGTATTACCCGTACTTAATAGGTTCTTCCAACGGACACAGTGAAAATGTATTAGCAATGCAACCTCAGATATTCAACGGCCCTATTGAGCCTCTCAGTCCTATCTTGAAAGTGTCCAAGACCGGTATTACAATGGTGGCAGAGTAGTCCACGAACTTTACCAGTTTTGTGGCAGTGGTCCACTTTGACTGATCTAGAGTTGGGGAACTCTTCTTCGCAGATCCAGCAGGAGTTGTTTTGGCCCTCCAGCATGGTGTTGTAGTCTTCTAGTGAGATGCCGAACCTTCTTATTAACCGATCATCTTTTCTGGTCTCAAAGGTAGTTCCAGCGATCTTTGTCTGGTAGATCTCTGTTCGTTTCTCAGGCGGAAAAGCCCGATAGCGTTCTCGGCTGTATTCTCTCTTGCAATCCAAGCATTGGGCGCAATACAGAAGACTTCCGTTCTTGTTAGTCCTGATAAGGCGGAAAGCTTCTAGCGGCTTTTCTACCTCGCATTTGGTGCAAACCTTCGTGGTCATAGATCTCTCCTAGTGGATAAATCTATTTATCAAAAAGTTACTCTACTCCAGACTTAGGGCTTCAACGTAGAGGTTCGAGATAAGAGACTCCAGCTGGAATGCTTCTCCCTCAGGGACTTCCATGGCCGAGATATACGACTTCATGATGGTCAATGTGTCTTCGGCCTCATCGATAAGTTCATCATCAGACTCTAGAGACAGGTTAAGGTTATCCTCGACAGTCTTGACGTCCAGCACGCCGGTCTTCTCAAGCTTGTCGATAAACATGTCAAACCAATACGGGTTGGTCTTGTTCTTGACAATGACTTTCACATAAGACCCGTCTAGATCCGATGGAACTGTCGTGGCTTGTTCCATTGTTTTGCCGATGTCATCGTAATAGATCTTGCGGAACATACGATGTGGGTTCTCAATGAATGTCAGCTCACGGGTGGCCGTGTCGAATACATGGAAACCCTTCGGGTCGTTATAATCTGACCAGGTCATCTCGTACGGAGCACCGAGGTAGTTGATATTGCGGTTCCGGCTTCTGTGATGGAAGTGGCCAGACATGACAAGATCAAACTTAGAGAAAATGCATTTCAAAGCCAGTGATTTCTAAGTGGCCCATCATCACTTCGGCCTTGGCATCGCGCATAGCGTCCATACACAATGTCTGGTTGCCGGAGTTAATCCACGGCATCATCAAGATCTTGAGGCCGTCAAACTCTAGTTCAGTTGGGTCAGCATACCAATGCAGGTTAGGATGCTTGTAATCATGGAAGAGCTGATCCATCACGTTCACGGCGTTCGTGTTTTTGAACATCACATCGTGGTTGCCAAGGATGACGTGGAAGTTCAGGTTCCTCTTCATAGCAGGATCGATCACGTCCTCCCTGAGGTTCTTAGCCGTCAGGAAGTTGATGTACTTGCGACGATCTGCAATATCACCTAAATGGATGACAGTGCTAATGCCGTGCTTATCGATGTAGGGATAAAACTCATCCCTCCAGAACTTGCGCTGAAATGCAGCGAAGTTCTGGTTGTCCCCACGCACACCAGCGTGGGTATCGGTTACAAGTGCGATCTTCAAGCGTTAGACCCTCTTGCCGTCATATTGGCGAATGGCTTTGTCTGACAAGTCACGAATCTGCGTCAGAACATAACGGGTGTTTTCGCGTTCGTTCTTTGGAACAGATGGATCCAAAAGCTTGGTGATGTATTGTTCTACGATTGCCGGAATCATTCGGGCACCTTTTCCTCTTCTAGGTCGAGAAGGGCGTCCAGCCCGACCTTTTTCTTAGTGGCTGATGGCTTCTTCTTTTCAAAGAGTTCCTCAAGAGCCGCCATCTTTTCTGGATCATAAGTTAGCTTAACTGCGTCGAACTGACCATCGCTTCCCTCACCGTTCTCAACCAGGTTGTTGAAGACCATGTCATGGTTCATCACTTTGTGCTTGATGTAGGTTTGCTTCTTCTCTTTTTGGATCCTGCGCAGGAATGCATAGTAGATGATCTGCGTGAAGTAAGCGAACGGGTTTTTGTATTTCTCAGGGTTGAAGTTGTCGATGTACATGAGGCAGTTTTCAATGCCGTCCCCGATCATCTCTTCTTTGAACGAGTAGTTCATGAAGTTTGGTTTACGGGCCAAGTTAGTTGCAATCAGCTTGATGCATTCGCCGATATATTCAGGCACTCGTGGTCTCTGCGCCCCAGCAGCTTCGGCAACACGAACTGCGTTCTTCCACTCAAGAAGTTTCGCATGCATCTGTTTATTGTTTACGTAGTGGTTTTTTGCTTTGGCCATTAATGTATCGGTCCTTCTGGGAAGTGACATGTCTCCAAGATGTGTTTATAGATTTCCTGCTTGGATTCAGGAGATGCAGCGATCTCGCCGGTATTGATATCCATGAACCCGTTTAGCATGTTGATGTCTCGCAGGAGGTCAGCAGACAGGTCAGGATTCATATTGTTAGAAACCCACAGTGAGATGAGTTTATAGTACTCAAGCATCTCCGGTGTCGGTTCGATCATGGCGGCAATGGCGCTCTTTCTGACCGACATGCGATCCCAGTTGCCATACAAGCTGAACTTCATCAGCTTGGACTTGGGGTTCATGATGTCGCCGTCAGAAACCAGTTCGATCGGATTCTTAATATCCAATGTAAACAGTTTCCATTTAATGTACACAGCAATTATCTCTTCGCCGGTTACTAACTTGAGAATTACTGGTCTTGGCTTCATGACATGTCCACTGGGTAAATGCGAAGTTTTATAAATAACATAGTAATAATCCTAGGGGCTAAGATGAATAAAGATTATGTTGAAGTCTTAAAATCAAAACCTCACAATACCAAATATTTGAAAAGATATATTGCGTTTATAGATTCTAGAAGCACAAGAGAGCTAAAAACCAATTTTGAAAAACACCATATTTGTCCTAAAGCTAAAGATTTATTCCCAGAGTTTAGAGTATCAACAGAACACCCATGGAACGTGATCAATCTTACATTTCGAGAACATTACATAGCGCATATGCTTTTATGGAAGATGTATGGCGGAAGTCAAAGTAAAGCTTTTTGGCTAATGGCAAAAAGGTCGAAAAACAAAGAATGCAACTCCAGAATATTTGAAAAACTTAGAGAAGATAGACTTGCATACATAGCAGCCACCCCAGGTTCTATGCTTGGCAAGAAGCACTCACTTAAAACTAAGCAAAAAATGTCTAACCAGAAGTTAGGTAAAAAATTCAATCAAGAACATAAGCAAAATATTGCAAATTCTCTTAGAGGCAAACCATTAGGAATTCAAGCTAAAGAAAAAATGCAAGAAACCAGAAGAAAAACAGAAGGAACATACACAAAATTAGCTACCTTCGACATAGTTGAATTATATAAATCAACATCCTTATTTGAACTAGTACAGATAACTAAAATTTCTGCGAGAACACTAAAGAAAGAACTACTCAAAGCTGGAGTTACTATAAGAACTAGGAAGGAAACCGAAGAATTAAAAAGAAAAATCAGGACATGTCAATAGGATATATTCTGTAGTTATGTTCTTCTGAATCGTATTGCTTGAGACGTTCTTTGAAATGCCCCAGGGTGTGGTTCTTCTTGTTCTTCCAACTCAAATCATCTGCAATATCGATAAGCTCTGCTGAGTTCTTCTTCTTAGATATTCTTAGCATTCTTCCAATCGATTGCAAGTTACGAATCCGGCCCTTCGACGGGCTAGCAAAGATGAGGTAGTTGAAATTCTTGACGCTCATGCCTGTAGCCGATGTGCCGTATGAGGCCACGGTAATGGAGTCTTCAACTTCATCGACCTCTTTGCGGATCACGTTTCGGGCATCACCATCTACACCACCGTCGATGTAGTGAACTGGCCGATCAGTAGCCGCTTCGATCATATCTCGAAGAACCATACCTTGCTTCTCAACGAATCTGTAGAGAATCAGGACGTTGCCGTCCAGCGATAGGGCCAAGTTCCTGATGAACTTGTTCCGCTTCTCGTTGGTGACGACCCAGTCTATCTCGTCCTTGTAAGCAGCCTTCGAGAGAACCTTACGGTCATCATCGCCCCATTTTAAGACGACGCATTTGATCTTCAGCTTGGCAGCGTATCCTTTATCGATCATCTCCTTCGTAGTGATGACCTTCTTCATCGGACCGAACAGGCCTCGTAGAACCAGTTCGTGCGTCAAGCTCCCGTCCAGCGTACCCGTGCAGCCGAACCTATGGGGCGTGTTCTCGGCCTTCTCAAGAATCGTCGTGAGAGACTTGGCATCTGCGAGGTGAGCCTCATCGACCATGATCATACCGAACTGGTCGAAGAAGCTCTTAGGCATCTTCGTCAGAGATTGCCAGGTCGAGACCCAAATTCCTTTTTCAGATACCTTGGACACCCCAGCCGATACCGCATGAATGTCCTCAGGATCTGCTCCGTATTCTTCGAAGTCTCCCTTCATCTGGCCGACCAGGCCGATCGACGGGGTGATGACCAGAACCTTGCAGTTGTAATATTTGGTCAGCAGATAGATGATCAGGGATTTGCCTGACGACGTAGGACTGAGCAGAAGCGCCCGGCCCTCACGGACACAATGGGCAAATCCTTCGAGCTGGTGCTCACGGCTCTCGATGTGCTCTGGAAGTCCTAGGGAATTCGCAAAGTCTTCGGCTTCTTTGAATGAGAACGGCCTCGGAAGGAGTTGGTTCTCAATCTCCACCTCGTATTCGCGTACCTGAGCAAACTCTTGGATCTTGTTGATAAGGCCGCCGTAGATAACTTTGCCGAACGGGTTGAAGAGTCGGATCTTCCCGTCCCAGGCACCGGATCTAAACTTCGGCATGAACTTGTAACCAGGAACGTAGAATGAGAAATAATCCTGCAGTTCTGCGGCAATGCCAGCATCACATTGGACTCTACAGTGAACCTCGTTCAGCTTGGTGATGGTAATCGTTTCAGACATTACGCTCCGACTCTTCGTTTCTGCCAAGCTAAGCGCTGGGATTCTCGCATCTTAGCTTTTGTTTCTTCGGTGGCTTTGCTTCCGAGTTGGGCTGCAGCCATGTTTCTTTTTGCCTTTTCAGAATGGAGTTTACCCAAGCGAGCTTTGGCGATTCCGTCACGATGCTCTTGAGAAAACGTGATACCTTTCTTAGCATCGGCGGCTCTCTGTCTTGATTCCTCTGACCATTTTTTTACACGAGGTTTTGAGAGGTTTTTGATATGTTCAGCCGACCTTGGTGGTTTTGGGCGACCTTTATTGATTTTGCTGATTTCTTTGGAAAAATCTTCCCTTAGTTTCGCGTACATTCGAGACCCAGGGATTTTAGCCGATCCTGCGTGGATCATTCTAGTAATAGCTACAGTCTGACTGCCTCCATATGCTTTCCAAAGAAGAAGATGAGCTATAAAGTGTTCTCTCGCAGAAAGTTCGATTCTATTCCAAGGAAATTCTTTGAACGATTTGTACTCTGGAAAAAGAGATTTAGCTTTAGGACATATATGATGTTTTTCTACGTATCCACCATTTGAAGACCTAGATTTTATAAATCGGATATACCGATCCATCTGTCGTGAGTTGTGGGGCTTTGATTTAAGTATATCTGCAAAATTCATGGGAGACTCCTCTCCCTATTTATGCACCTTGTTTGAAGCGCTCCCAGTCGATGATAGATTTGACTTGATAACCACGGTTGACAATCTGTTTGATGATCGCCTCCAGGTAATCAACCTTCTCGGACTGGGCATACATTTTGAGATTCAACTTGATAATGTCCTCATCCGTGTCGATGTACTGGGGAACATCTGATTTGAGGACCTTGCCAATGGGAGGCAACTTCCAGTGTGCTGGTGTCTCAGGGCTAGGGCCCTGAGAATAAAACTCAAACTTTGCCAGCCTGAGTGTTTTCATCTCTAGCTCCATGGTCCGGTATCGATACCTTTCCTGGGAGAAGATCTTGAAATATTTGTTGTGGAGAATTGGAATGTCTTGAGTAACTCTTGAGAGTTCGGAGATGTCCAACTTAGCATCTTCCTCCCACATTCTACTTATGTCTTCGAATTTCATTCACAGTGCCCAATCATCTACTGAATTCCACTAGCGTATTAGTTAAGTACAGCACCATTATACACGAACCGGTGCATTTGTACATTTAACGTTTCGTAATCTTTAGTTGAGTGCCCTAATCTCGAAGTCACGAATTTTGAAGGTTACTGAAGCCGCAAGGTATTCAACTTCGTTATCTTGAGAATTCATCCTGATTCCTGACAACGCAATAGGGAACATATCAATGAAGGTATACTCCATCGTAGGTCTACCACTGTTATTCAGGATGATTAGTTGCGCGTCAGAATAGATTCCGTCGCCATTTACTGCATTCAATGCGGTACCATACTGCTGGAACGAATTAGGGAAAGCTATACCTTTGATCCAGTTAAGCATTTCCATGTAGTTTACGAGGTTTTCATCGATCTTAAAGCTAACTGACACATCGCCGTAAACTAGCTTGTCAGGACTGAATGCCTGATCCATAAATGGAGTTGGAACCATTGCTACACCCGTCATAATGTCAGGTGTGGTGACCTCAAATGCCATAGCAGAGGTCATAGGTGCTTTCTTGATGCTCAACCCAAAGCCGAGCTGGGAGAGCATATTTGGAACGCCTTCGATCATAGTTGTATTCCCTGATTTCCTATCCTATTTATGACGCGTAAAAAAATAGGTCCGGCACTTCACAGCAACCGGACCCACGGGAGTCAACGTATATAGAATGCTTCAGCGAGCAGAAGGTTCCAAATATTTTTCGAAACCTTGAAGATTTCTATCGGACATAACCGCCCAATAGGATTCACGAATACCATTGCAGAAAGATTGATCTGTGGGATCGGGCCCTTCCGGATACGGAATAGGAAAACGATCAGCCGGCGCACATTTTTCGTCGTACACCGTCATAATCGCAGCAAGACCCCGTTCGTGTTGTTCTTGCTCGATCTTGTATCTGAAATCTGGGTCATAGCAGCCCGTGACGAAATCTGGGTCATAGCAGCCCGTGACGAAGAGAGCAGCACCGTAGATGAGAATCTTATGAAACATGATCGAACCTATTCAGAACATGAAATCGGCGCTTGCCGATCTTGTGGGCGGAAAACCCGGCCGGAATGGGCTTGGCCCACCCGTTCTTACGGGCCTGTTTGACTGACGGGAAGACCCCCATCTCCACGACGAGGTCAGCCATAGTTAGATCACCTCCAAAGGCGGTGAAATTATCATCTTCTTCAAGCGGACCAAAGAAAAGATCTTTGTCCGTGTCAGGCAGTTCACAGTGGATGAAATTCATGAAATCTGTCCTACGGACACTCCGACACTGTAATAGCCGTTTGAAGAGCCGTACCAACGGATGGTAACAGAGCCCTTGATGGTCGCCAGCTCATAGAACGTCCAGCAGCCGATTCCATATTCTTCGGCAGGATCATTTTCCGAGCGCTCTTCAGCTCGCAGAATCGGAGTACCGACGAGGTCATCAAGATCGCCGCAAATATCTTCTACGTAGACGCTTTCGCAACAATCCTGTTCATGCCACATCCGGAATACTTCTCCGCCTTCAGCTGAGAACCGAATCTCGCTGTCGTTATCCACGACACTGACGAGAGTCTTACCCAGAAGCGATTCAATTCCGTATTGCACGACTACTCCTCGATGTCCCGCTTGTCTTTCTTGCCATCACGCTTGTTCTTCTCGCGTGGCTTCTTGCCACGTGCATCGAAGCTGTAGCCGTAGGATTTCTCCCGATGGAAACGTTCGAACTTGGGAAGGTCAGGATCTTCGTAAACGAAGTTATCGCGGTCTTTAGACATGGTATTCTTATGCGCCTGGGTTGAGGATGATATCGAGCTCTGCTTCGGTGTATTTGCCGGTGGCAAGCAGAAGTTTGTAGACCACCGAAAACTGGCGAACAGCCAGTTCAACGATCTCAGCGTCCGTTTCAAAAACGGTATCGCCAGTAATCAGAGTGACGGCCAGATTTTCCATCGGGCCTTCCATTTGATCACGATATTCAGCAGACATTGTATTTCCTTTCGCTTATATTCCTATAATAAGCTATCTGGCATTATTGTACAATAAAAAATGCGGTCACTGGACGATGCATGCTTTTCGAGTGAAATACCCACAGGCACCACCATATGGATCGACGATCTTCTTGCCGATCAAGAACTCTTGAGCCTTCTCAGTGGAGTAGATGCCCCGAAGCATATTCTCGGGCTCGCGGAATGGATGGGAGAAGTCGGCCCGCTCCCAAATCTCAACAAATTCTGTCATGGATTGATCCTATAAGTCATCTCGAAGAAATTTGAACCATAAAGCCCAGATGTAATATACGAGCCTGGGAAGAAATCCGCAACGTGATCGCTGAAGTGGAAACGCATGGTTCCCAATCCAACCTTTCCTTTGAAGGTCATATATTGCTTGCCCTTCGTAGAATGTCGTGTGACCCTCAAACCATGGGTTCGATGGGCTTTGGCTACCTTATCGAGAAATTGCTTACTGTATTCGACCATAACGATCCTTTAACATAATGAAAGCGGTTGAGCCCTTCTTGCGGACAACCACTTGGTCACAGAGATGGATGATCTTCATCGTGTACTTGACGTCTAAGACCGTGCAGTCTTCCAGAACACCGGAAGTAACATTGGTGTCATCTTCGAGGTCGAGGTTCATTCGAAGGCCGGCATAGCCATCGATGAGAGCATTCTCACGCGTGGCCCAGAGTCGGCTCTCGAACCCCTGCAGGTCCTCGTAAGGTCGATAGATTTCATCGATCGTCACATCAAGAAGCTCATCAGAGCGATCACTGTTTCCGGTGACCATGCAAATGACCTCGCCACGCTTGAAGCCTTCGTGGATATGCAAAAGAGTATCAAGCATCGATCTCTCCGATTCTGTGTGACTCGGGGTCTTCCGAGTAATTTTGTGTGCACCACGCATCCCAGTCCTGATAACGGCCAGCAATGATGAAACGCTGATTTCCGCCACCGGGCCCAACCCGCTCATACAGCTCGAGGCGGAGGCTCCCAGCAGTAAGTGATTTCATGATCACATCGAACGGAATGTTGGAGTCAATGTCGATTTCGTATTTGAAGTATTTCATATTCCTATCCTATTCCATCACGAAAATATGTACACAGCTTATTTCAGGCCGTCGTGCCGAACTCTAAATGAGCCCAGAGGCGCCGGTCGCGCCCGATGAATCCCAACCTCATTCCGGCCACGAAACTCTACGTTTTTCAGGAAAATCGAAAAATGTTCGGTCAGGGCAGGGATATGACTGTCCTGCATTCCTGGGTATCTGACATACCAGTACTTGTTGAGTTTCTTGATGTCGATGCCAAGTCCATCGTAAATGTCGATGATCGCCATCTCGCGCATTCTGAACGAGTATCCAACAGTTTGCCGGTAATACTTTCCGTTCCAGCCGAGCCGCGCGTTGACAACGTCCAGGATTTCGTAATAGACGGGACCCATGCAGGTCGACTGGCGTTTGCTGTTGCACCGAACATGAGTCAACAGAACGTTACCGAAAACCCGGCCGCCATCTGAGTGGGCATGAACGTGATCGTAGTTAGCACTACCAAGATCAATGATCATCTTGCCGCAGAGCGGGCAGATTCCATTCTGCGCTGAGTGAAACTCTTCTTTCGTGGGACCATGTCCTTCACGAAAGGTCTTGACGACGGACCGGCGCTTTTTATCGCACATTAGTCTTAACCCTGCTTACAATCCTATAATACAAAGTCTGGCATTATTGTACAATGAAAAGATCAGCCGGATAGCGCTTCCGTGTACTCAGGGCCTGTGTCAAGAACGAAGTCTGGAAGCGGTAGTTTTGAAATGTCCAGATCCGGATCCACACTCGTAGCAAGCGTGATGTGTGGCTGATAGTTCGGGTAATCCCACGTAGCTCCAGCGTCCCTGGCCACTTTGAACCGCTCATGAAGTGTTGGATGCTCGACCTTCAGAACTAGGACCTTATCTGGGTGACCGAACAAGGCGTATCCAACTGGTTTGACTGTCAAAGCTTTCTTTGATGGCTCGTACTGAATCGGCTTCGTGCTGTAAACCGTGGTGATGTGAAGAGTACTAGGATCGCTCGGATTCTTGATTCCAAGGTCCTTAATGAACTTGGCCAAGGACGCCTTGGTCTCAGGCGCAATATGATAGGCAGCGTAAACTCCGGCTGCTCCCTCAGTCACGTATTCTAGAAAGGTCTTCATTGTGTCTCCTTCACTGTCATCATACAGTGACCCATGAAATATGTATACCACAAAAGAAAAGGGACCCCGAAGGGTCCCTGATTTCTCTGCAAGAGGGCACTTTCCGAAGAAAGTGTACCACTTACATGATATTTGTTACCGCTGTCTTCCTATAGTAGACGTTGGAGTCAACTTCCAGAGCAGCGTTAGCGTCAGCTTCAGCAGCACCCTTAGCGAATGGGTTAGGAGCCATGCCGTAACGTGTCTTGAAGCCGATTTTTGGCTGGAAGGTGTCAGGGTCAACGGCACGAACCATTTGCAGTGGAACGTAAGGGCAGTAGAAGAGGCCAGCATCAAAGGTGTTGGAACCCTTGTAACCGACGGTCATGTAGTTGCCCGTTGCGTATGGATCGATATAAACGCGGTAACGACCGTTCAGGACACCTGCGAAGGTGTTGCCCGTGTCGTCAACGTTCAGAGCGTTGGAGTTCAGCGCAGGCGCATAGTCCAGAACACCGGCCATCTGAAGAGCGGACGCAACGTCCGAAGAGCAGATGACGATGTTACCCTTGCCGCGACGAGTGTCTTTGGCAATCTTGTTGGCTTCACGCTCAACTTGGAACATCAGGCCCTTGAACTTCTCAGCCAACCAACGACCGTTGGAGTCAACGTCGAGGTCGAAGACGCCAGCCGTGGTCGTACCTTCCTGGGAACCAGGCTTGCCGGTCAGGTTGATGGTACGGATAACTTCACGGTTGATTTCCGCAAGGATTTCCGTGGAGAGGATGTTCGAGAGTTCAGTCTCGGCGTCCAGGCCATGGATTGCCTTCAGGTCTTGTGCCAGTTCCAGCGAGTACTCAGCCTTCAGAGCACGGCCCTTTGCAGTGACCGCAATCTTCTCGATCGAGAACGCCATTTCAGGGAAGGTTCCGGTAGCACCGAAGCCGCCTTCAAGAGCAGCAGTGGAAGAACCACCACGGAAGTTATAGAGACCCAGCTCAGCAAGGTTAGCGACCGAAGTCGAGTTACCTGGAACGCCGCCGACATGCTTGTTGCCGATGGTGTTAGCTTGGTTGGAAGAGTTGGCGTCCGTAGAGAAGCCGGTGTTTGCTTCGTTGTAGAAGGCTTCAGCACCAGCTTGGTTTGCGTACTTGGAACGCATTGCGAAGATCAGGCCGGTTGGACCGGTCATTGGCTGAACGCCGCGAACGTCATAAGCCATCAGGTTAGGCATTGCACGACGAACCAGGCCAATCAGGACTGGGTCGAAGTTATCGACCGAAGAACCGGTTGCGTTCGTTGGAGCAGCTTCGCCCAGCAGGCTCTGGCCGCCATTAGCGGTCATCGCCATGGAACCAACAGCGGAAAGTTCACGCTCGGTGTTCTCAAGCAGAACAGCCGTTACGCGACGGCGGTGATCATCCTTGATGACACCTAGATCAGCGTGGTCCAGCAGGGGTCCCCACTTGTTGTTCAGGTCTTCTTGTAGCATTTTGGTAGACTCCCTTTAGAGGTATATTCTAGTTTATTTATAAAAGCTTGGTTTCTAACGCGCTTCTTTGTCGCGTTACTTTGGGCGAGATGTACGAGAGATTGCATCCATGTAACGAGCGACTTGTGGGTCAACGTTAGCTGGAGCAGCAGCCTCTTCGATCAGTTGATCTTCGGAGATAGCAGGAGCTTCTTCGATCAGAATGCCAGTGGAAGGCGTAGCCTTCTTCGTGACGGATTCTTTGATCTGACGAAGCTTCTTGGTATATGTGGCCAGGTCATCAGACTCGATACCCTCAGCAAGGGTACGAATGCGATCGATCTGGGTTGCGGCGAGACCAACAGTCTCTTCAGCGAAGGTAGACTCAACACCTGCAACAAGCTTATCTTCCTTTAGGGCGATAATCTGCTCTAGGGCTGCATTCAGTTCAGTCTCAAGGCCTTCGTTGACTTCAAGCATCTCAGCGAGGACGTCTTCTGCCTCATCGGGGATGTTTAGGTTGTGTTCAAGGAACAGGTCCTTCATTTTGCCCATGAAGTCTTCGGCGATTTCAGCACGAAGGCTGACGTCGATAGCAACTTCATTGTCGGCGACCCAGGTTCCAGCAGCATAGTTGAGGTAAGAGTCAATCTGCTCGTACAGGCCGTCGGTCAGGGCGGAAACTTCTTCTTCCAGAGTTGCGGCGTAAGCCTCTTCCAAAGCAGCGG